TGTGCAGGGGCAATCTACTTATTCTGTTGACCAAAGCACGGTTATTATTCTTGATGCGTATATGACAACCGTCAGTGGTTCAACATCTACCGACCGCATAATTCTTCCTATTAGCCGCTCGGAATACTCTACGTATCCCAATAAGGAGCAGCAGGGGTTCACTACGGTATATTGGCTTGACAGGTTGATTTCACCTAGCGTCACTCTTTGGCCTGTTCCTGATGGCAGCAGCGCGCAGTATCTGAAATACTACCGAGTGCGCCGCATTGAGGATGCCAACTTTACAAACGGTCAGACGCTCGATATCCCATACCTTTGGCTTGAGGCATTTGGTGATGGTTTGGCTTATCGTTTGGCTAAGATTTGGAATCCTCCTATGGCGCCTGGGCTTAAGGCGCAGGCGGATGAGTCCTACCGTATTGCGGCGGATCAAAACGTAGAAACTGCCCAGCAATACATTTCCCCTCAGCTTGCAGGCTATTACAGGCCGTAAGGAGACGTTATGGCGTATGCGTCTCGATCAGGTAGGGCTAGGACTAGCGCAAGATCACCGCAGGCGCATGCGATCTGCGATAGGTGTGGGTTTAGATATAACCACGTAAATCTAAAGTGGCAGTTTGATTGGTCAGGTGCGTCGCTTGTAAACAGGCGAATGCTTGTATGCAACTCATGCTACGATGAGCCTCAACAGCAGTTGCGTGCTATCGTTATCCCTGCCGATCCTGTGCCTATTCAGAATCCTCGCATTGAGTATTTTGTCAATGCAGAGACCAACAATCGCACGACCTCTGGGCAGAATAGCGTCGATCCTACGACTGGCCTGCCCGTCATCGGGGGCAACAACCGCATCACTCAGTCTAATGGCAACCGGGTGACGCAGCAGACTGGCGAGGCGCCTGGGGGCACAAATACCCAGCCCGGCACGGACCCCAATGCACCTGGGAATAGCAATCCTGGCCTTCCGTATGATAATACGTCGGTGCCTGAAACGGGGTCTCTGTCGTGAGCAATGTCCAAATCCCCAACCTGCCCGTAGCGATAGCCCTCAACGGCACTGAGGCCCTGGAGGCTGTCCAGTCTGGCACGTCAGTGCAGACGACCGTCGCCGGGATTGCTCAATATTCTTATGCATATTATCCTGGTTTTTATATCTCGCAGCTTCCTGCCGCTTCGTCGGTTAATTCAACAGATATATTCCCGGTCGTGCAAGGAAGCATCGGACCTAATACTGGCACAACATACAAAGCTACAGTTGCGCAGCTTTTTACTTCGCCAACGTTTACTGGAACTACGACACTTGGCGGTGGTGCAGCCAATTACGTCACGATTGCGGGCGGCTCTTCTGGAAATCCAGTTACTTTTACCAGCGCTGGTAGCGATGCTTCCCCGGATATCCGGTTTGTTCTTCCTTCGCGCGGTTTGGTAAACATTCCACGCCTATCTCTAGGCAATAACGCCACCGGCGCAAGCACAGCATCCCCTCGTGTATTCACGATGGCGGCGGCGCCGGGGTTATCTGGCACAGGCGGCGCCGCTTTTCGCGTCGGCGGGAATGTTTTTGGAACCAATTTGTCAGCTTCGCTGACTGGATATTATGTTTTTGCAGCCGATACCGACAATGTGACGTTTGCAAATACATCAAATGGGATGACGTTAAATTATCGCGGCCAAACTGTGGCGGCCGGGTGGAGTGGTGGCCGCACAACTGACGTGTCATTTCTTAACGTCTCCGGGGCGGGCACGTCTGGGGCGGCAGCTTATCATGTGTCGGGAAGTTCTGAGGCGCGGCTATCTGCTAGTGCTGGCGGCGGGCCGGGTGCGGCACGCGGTAATTTGTTTTCTCGCAACGAAATTGCTCGCGTTGAAAGCAATGCTGGCCCGCATGTCATTTCTATATTTGGTGAAGAATTTGACGTTTCTGTTGAAGGTAACGCGCGGGTTTTATGGAAGGGTGGCGCAAAAATTGTTTATCTTACTGGTGACGCTAACCGAGGCTTGCAGGAAGATTTTGCTTATTCTATCGGCATGCAAGCCACCAGCACATCGCCTGGGGCAGGTATTGCATATGCGATTGGTGGCGTAGAAGGCTGGTGGCCGCTAACGGAAACTTCCGTGGTCATGGAGGGTATTGTTGAGAGCGGCATTATTGGGGGGCCTGCGGCGGCCATAGGGGCCGGGGTGGATTTTTCCAATTTAAAGCGCATTCGTGAAAGTGCTTTCAAATCAATCAACTACAAAGTTGACGGAAGCGGCAACCTTGGTGCGCTGGTAGCGTCTGGTGAGCGGGTGCAGACGCGAGGCGAAATTGTTGCCAAGACGGCGGTTGTTTCATCTATCGAGGTAGTGGATGGTGGTCTTTATGGTGGAACCATCACGGTTGCATTAAGCGCATCACCCGGAGGTGGCACAAACGCTACGGCATCTGTTGCTGCTCTTGCGATAACTACGGGCAATTCAATTGGCGCGGTTGGTAGCGGTTATGTGGTAGGAGATACCTTCACGGTATCGGGCGGCACTGCGACGGCTGGCGCTGCGTTCACGGCTACCATTGCAGACAATGTGATGAACGTTTCGGCTGTATCAAGCGGCACGATCACAAACAATTCTATTATAGTCGGCGCTATTTCCGGGACGCGCATCATTGCGTTTGGCACGGGGTCGGGGGGGGCCGGCACTTACATTGTGGACACGTCGCAGAACCAAGCCGTATCTACCGCTTACACCAGCGCCGGGGCGGCAACGGGCGTTGTCACCAGCGTCAGTGGTGGCGGCGTGACGGGTTTTCGGATTATCAACCCAGGCCGTTACACGGTCGCGCCTGCCTCGCCTGTGGCGACCACTACAAGCGGCGCGGGAACTGGGTTTACATTCACGCCATTATACACAATTTTAGCCCTGACGATCACGAACGCCGGCACGCTTTACAGCGAATTTTTGCCGCCGACCGTGGTTGCGTCTGGCAGCGTGGGAACCCTCCGGGGCGCAACGTTTAAGGTCGGGATGACCGGGACACAGGTGGCGTTGGCACTTAACCCAGGCGGCGCGGTGCAGATCACGGCGAGCGCGCTAGGCAATTACGCCAACGATGCAGCAGCAGCGGCGGGCGGTGTGCCGGTGAATGGCATTTACCGAAATGGTTCGTTTCTTATGGTGAGGGTGGCTTAATGACTGAAGAAGAATCTCGCTACGTCAATGCCACATATTCCCCCACATCGCGCTTGACGGTGGAAATGTGGCTTCAAGCCGCTAAAGTGTTTGGGAAATACGAGGAGTGGCTTGCCTTAAATCCAGCCAACAAAGACCCCCAGCAGTGACTTCCGCTTCACCATAATCCCTATGCGTGGCCGTAAAACGGTAAATTTTTTGTGATGGAGGGCTGATATGGCCGAAGTAGATCGCTGGGTGTTGCTGTCGACTGAAGAGACGACGCGCATGGAGTTTGACCCGGAGAATGGCCCGCGCGAGGTGGTAATTCCTGCGGGCAGCGTGTTGAACATTATGCTGTGGGATGGCGTGTCTGAATGGGCGCCGCCGGAAGGCACGCGCGTCATGCGCGAGGCAGACTACCTCGCGGAACGGGATGCCAGCCCTGCCCCGCTTGAGCGCGCGTAAGCGCACCCCTGCAACTCGCCTTTGATGTTTTGAAGAGAGCGCCGTGGACACTCAATCCATCATCAATCTTGCGGGCGGGGCTGTATTGTCTGCGCTCGGCTGGTTTGCTAGGGAGTTGTGGGGTGCCGTGAAGCAGCTTCAAAAAGATATTCATCAGATTGAGATTGATCTTCCATCAAAGTATGTGCCAAAGGAAGAGTATTCTGACTCCTTTAAAGAAATTAAGGAGTTGTGTTCTAAGATTTTTGATAAGTTAGACGCTCTAGAGCAAAGAAAGGCAGATAAGTAATGGCATTCGGCATTGATGACGCTATTTCTAATGCTTCAAAGCTAATTAATGACGCCATCAACAAGATTTGGCCAAATCCTACGGATGAAGCTGCCGCGCAGGCTATGATTATCAAGGCAAATGCCGACGCGGCTTTGTCAGCCCTTCAACAGCAGATGAGCGTCATGCTTGCGGAGGCCAATTCCTCTGATAAGTGGACCTCTCGCGCACGTCCTAGCTTCATGTATGTCATGTATATCCTTATGTTGGGCAGCATACCCATGGGAATTTTGTATGGCATCACCCCCAAGCATGCCGACCTGATTGCCATTGGTCTTCAAAAGTGGCTTGCGGCCATTCCTGAAACTATGTGGCAGATGTTTGGATTCTGTTTCCTTGGGTATAGCGCATCTCGCACCATCGAGAAGGTCAAGGGGGTGTCCAAGTGACGTGGAAATACTCGCAAAAGACTGGCAATCTGTCTCATAATGGCAAGTCTGTTGGTTTTGGTTATGCTGGGTTTGGTGAAGGGGTCAATAATCCCAAAGCCCAGGATATTCCAAACATTGGCCCTATCCCTCGTGGGTTTTACAGCATTGGTGTTGCGTTCACACACCCCAAGGCAGGCCCTATGACAATGCGTCTTACGCCTATGAAGGGGACAAACACCCTTGGGCGCGATGGTTTCCTAATCCATGGCGACAACATGTCTGTAAACCATACCGCTAGTAATGGCTGCGTTATTCAAAACAGAACAATCCGCGCCTCTATTGCGGCAAGCAATGATCGAACTCTTGAGGTTGTAGAATAAAATTATACGCTAATCTTGCGCGGGAAACTAAGAGGGCAACTCTAAGGTTTACTTTTGTTTAGAGCGCCGCTATATCGGCTGTGTTGGCGTGATTGGGGCCTAAAAGATGACGACCGGCCTGACCTATTCAAGCTACCAGACTCAGATCGCTGAGATGGCTGTCGTCTCCCCGACTGATCCTAACTTCCTGACCATCCTGCCGGCAATGATTGATTACGCCGAACTGAGGATTTACAGGGACTTAGACCTTCTGGCGACGGTGACGACGGCCACGCAGACGATTTCGACTGGCACTCGGTCGGTGACGTTCCCTCAGTTTGTGACCGTCCAGGAAATCAACGCCATCACTCCCCACGGGACCGTGTCTCCTGATTCCGGGACGCGAGTTCCGCTGCTGCCGGCGACAAAAGAGTTCATCAACATCAATTATCCAAGTGCCACCTACACGGCTACGCCCAGCTACTTTGCGCCTCAAAGCCAAAGTAGCACCGGCACAACGCCGACAACCCAAACACTCAATACTTTTCTGATCGCGCCATTCCCTGATGGCCCGTATACTTTGGAAATTATTGGGACGTATCGCCCTCCCTCGCTTTCGGCTACTGTTCCTACGACATTTATTAGTCAAAATCTGCCAAGTTTGTTTATCATGGCCAGCATGGTCTATATCTCCGCATATCAGCGGAACTTTGGTCGCCAAAGCGATGACCCTGCCATGGCCGTGTCTTACGAAAGCCAGTATCAGGCTCTCGTCAAGGGCGCCACGGTGGAGGAGTTCCGCAAGAAGTTTGAGGCTGGCGGCTGGTCTTCCATGAGCCCTGCCGTCGTGGCCACGCCAGGGAGGTAAGGTATGCCGCACGCATCCCTAAAGCTTCTCCCGACCGTCAATCAGAACCGCACCCCGGCGCTGAACGAGGCTGGCATCTCGCAGTCTCAGCTTATCCGCTTCATGATTGACGACAAAGGCGTCGCGCTGCCGCAGAAGCTGGGTGGCTGGGGGAAGTTCTACCCCACGGCCATGGACAGTGTTGTTCGGGCGCTTTTGGCTTGGGCTGATGTAAACAGCAACAAATATCTTGGCGTTGGCTGCACGTCATCTTTGAATACGATTCTCAATAACGCTCTTACCAATATCACACCTAGGACATTCTCCACTAGCCCGGCTATTGCAACCTATCCGGCGTCTACTACGGCTGGCAGCAGCGTTGTAAACATCAACGACCCATCTTCAAATGTGACTAGCTATAATACTGTTTTTATCAAAACTCATATAAGCGTCAGCAATCTTGTTCTTTTTGGCCTTTATCAGTGCTACGCATTTGATGCAAATAACTACACCATCATTGCTACCGATGCTCTTGGCAATCCCAAGCTT